GGTTGTAGGCGGGGACACGCCGCCTGGAGATCAAGGCCTCTGGTATGTGCAGGGATAAAGATATGGGATCAGGGACGATTGTAAATCCGTACACGTTGAAAGAAGCCCTTGCCTCTGCCGATATAAAGCCGGGGCATACGGTCTATTTGCGCGGCGGAAATTACACAGATATTCCATACTACCAGGGTATTCGGGGAACGGCTGAGGCTCCGATCTATTTCAAACCGTATCATGGCGAGAGACCCATCATCACAGGACGCACGGATATCTATGTGCCTTACACTGAATGGTGGGGGGTTGAGTTCTGTAAACTGACCTATGACCCGCGGGACGAATCTGATGGGGCTTGCGATGAATCCACATGGCTGGATATTTATGGCGGGGGAAATGTCAAGATCATCAACTGTATAATCCACGACTTTTCTTATGGTGTTAATTCTGGACAACCAGAGACTGAGTTAAATGGTTGTATTATCTATCATTGTGGGTGGGAGGAAGAAGCTTATACAGCAGGGCATGGGGTGTATGTCAGCAACGCAGACCCAACCAAAACAGTCACAATCAAGAATTGCATCATCTTCAATAATTGGGGCTGGGGAATCCATGCTTATTCTGAACTTGAAGATGTGTACAACATTGATATAAACGGAAACATCTGTTTCAACGCTGGATACCTTGCAACGTGGGGAGCGCGTCGAACCAATATTATGCTTGGGGTAGGTAGTTCCACAAAGAAACCTATAAATGGAAAGGTGAGAAATAACTGCTCATACTTCCCGCTATTGACAGACAATAACGGCATCGGACTTCAAATTGGATTTGGAACAAGCGGCTCTGACGGATTAGAGGTAACGAATAATTACTCTGCGGGCGGTGCGTATGCCGCTTCAATCCGTAATCCAACCAATATTACCGTGACAGGTAACACTTTTATAGGCGGTTTGCTATATTTCGACGCTGAGGACTATGCCGACAATACCTATGCCGCCGCCTTCCCAGAAGTGGGCAGCAAGATCGTAGTTTATCCACTGGACTACCAGGCTGACCGGGTGCATGTGGCAATCTACAATTGGGCACTGGCTAATACGGTCGATGTTGATTTGACTTCGGTGGCAGGATTATCAGTTGGTGATAGCGTGAAGTGTCACAATGCACAGGATTACTTTACCGACATCCAGACGTTGACGCTGGATGCGAATAAGAAGATCACGGTGAATATGCAGGCGGCTAACCGGACGGTGGCAACGCCGGTGAATTGGACTGCGCCAGCGACTACGTTTCCACAGTTCGGGGCGTTTGTGGTAGAGAAAATATAGGTGAATTATGACAGCACGCACAACCTTATCTGATTTGATCTTGACCCTGCGCGGGATGACAAACGCTGGGACGGCGGACTATACGCTGGGGACGGTGAACTTCTGGGACGATGACCAGGTGCAGACGGTGCTGGAGCGCTACCGCCGCGACCACTTCCGCAGCCTATTGCAGCCGGTCGAAAGCTACAACGGTGGCACGGTGCAGTGGAAGGATTACTACAGCGGGATCGAGAATCTGGAGAAGACGACTGGCGGCACGGCGATCTTTTATCTGGAGGATGCAGCCGGAGTAAACGTGGGCACGGCGCTGTATACGATGGATTACCAGCGTGGCGTGGCGAGCTTCGCAGCCAACACCGGCGGCAGCACATATTTCCTGTACGGAAGATCCTTCGACCTGAACCGGGCGGCGGCGGACATCTGGCGGCAAAAGGCCAGCTACTACGCGGCGGATTTCAGCTTTTCTACCGACAACATGCGGGTGGATAAGGGCAGCGTGCACAAACACTGCCTGGTCATGGCGGATTACTACGAGCAGCGCTCGGCAGAGATGAACGTAGTGGAGATATGGCGCAGCGATGTTACGTTGGGGATGGATTGGAGGTCGGAAGATGCTGACTAGTTCCGAGCTGGTGAAGATTCGCACCGATATCAAGCAGCTGATGCCGGACACTTGCACGATCCTGAGCCTGACGGCGGTCAGCGACGCGCAGGGAGGCTTCACCGAAACGTGGGGCACGGCCACCGCCAACGTCAAATGTCGTCTGGATGCGGCGCAGCAAGGGCGCGGCCAGGAGCGCCTGGAGGCGGGGGCGATCTCGCCATTCACGTATTGGATGCTGACCCTGCCGCACGGCACGTCGATCAGCACCGAGCAGCGGGTGGTGGTTGGCGGCGGGACGTTCGACGTCCAGTCGGTGGACAGCGGCAAGAGCTGGAGCGGATGCGTGCGCGCCACGCTGGGAAAACTATGAAAGTGAAACTGGACACCGCCAGGCTGGATGCGCTGATCCGTGCGCAACCCGAACGGGCTAACCGGATTGTGCGTTCGGGAGCGTTCGCGGTGCAGGGGCACGCCGTGACATATGCACCGATCGACACCGGCGCGCTGCGGGCGTCGATTATGGCAAATGAACAAAGCAACCTGGTTTGGTGGGTTTCGGACGGCGTGGAGTATGGCATCTATCAGGAGCTGGGCTTCAATCACTTCGGCAGCGGCGCATTCATCCAGAACCCGTTTATGATCCCGGCGGTGGAGGCGGTGCGGACGCAGTATAACGCCATGTGGAAGGACTTTTTCAAATGAGCGTCTTCAATGTTTTGAACGCGGCGATCTACACCACGCTCTCCGGCGGGACGGCGCTGACCAACCTGCTGGGCGGGACGCTGGTGTATTACCAGCAGGCGCCGGATGGAAAAGCGCCGCCCTATCTGATCTATAACTTCCAGGGCGGTGGGTACGAGGCGATCACGCCCAGGGATATGTGGAACGGGATCTATTTTGTGCGCGGTTTCAGCCCGAACGCAGCCACGGCGGGGAGCATCGACGCCCAGGCGCATGCGCTGCTGCACAAAAAGGCGCTAAGCGTGGCGGGCTGGACAAACTTTTGGTTGGTGCGGGAGCAGGATATGGCTCTCGTTGAAAACCTGCCCAACGGAAAGAAGCTATATATGGCGGGCGGGATGTATCGGGTACGTTTGAGTGCATAAGGAGTAAAAATGGCAGCATTTAGTGGAAGTGCGTTATACCTGGCATGGGTATGGTCGGGCGGGACGATCACCATGCACGGCGATTTCAGGGAGTTCAGCTATGAGCCGACGCTGAGCCTGATCGAAAGCACCGCCGGGAGCGACTCGTTCCGGGAGTATATTGGCGGGATCGGCGAGGGCGGCGATATCAAGTTCAACTCGGTGATGCAAGCCGCCGGGACGGCGCTGATCACGGCCTGCGCCCGGCAGAACGTCGGAACGCTGCTGGTGGGCGTGGAGGGCACGGCAATCAATAAGCCGAAGATCACTATCCCGGCCATCTGCAAAGGTCCGGCTTTCAATGTGCCCTACGATGATGTGGTCGAGTTCAACGTCGGGTTCCAGCAGAACGCGGCTGAAACCATGGGCGTGTGGGCATAGGAGGCGCAATGTCCGACCTGACGCTGGAGGGCGGCGCGGTCTCCGACCGAAAAGAGATCACCGTCGATCTAACAAAGATCACATTGCGGGAATACCGGGCGCTGTTCGACAAGAAACAGAAGCCGGATGAGGAAGATCAGGTTCTGTGCCGCGTCTTTGACATGACGCTGGAAGAGTACCAGACTCTGCCTTACCCGACCTGGCGCAAGCTGACCGAGCTTTTCTTTGAACGCGCCCGCAACCCGCTATCTGACCCAAACTCTCCAAGCGAGTCTACCTCAGTCTGAAACACGGCGGCGGTAGACCATGGGAGATGCTGCGCATCGATCTGGCGCAGCAGTTCGGCTGGACGCTGCCGGAGGTAGACTCGCTGAGTATGCTGGATCTGGAGGAATACTTCCAGGTCGAGGACGGTAAGGCGAAAGCGCAGGTAAAAAATGGCTGAAAAAGTCGCGAGCCTTTACGCTGAAGTAACCGCCGAAACGAAAGACGCCGAGCAGAACCTGAAGGGCTTCAAGGGCAGCCTGGATGAGGCTGGAGGCGGGGCGACCGGCATGGCCGGGATGGTAACATCGGCGGCCGGGATGATCGGCATCGCTATCGCTGCAATAACGGCGACTGCGCTGACGATGAAGCAGGTCTTCGATTTCGGCGCGGAGGGTGCGCAGATTTTGCAGATCCGTTCGGTCTTCGATATGCTGATGGGGAGCGTCGAGGCGGCGCCTGGCATTCTACAAGATATGCAGGCCGCCACGCAGGGCACGGTCAGCGAGCTGGAGCTGATGGCGAACACCAACAAGCTCTTGACCGGCACCGAGGGCGAGCTGCAAAAGGCGCTGGCGGATAATGTCCCACAACTGTGGGCGATTGCCAACGCGGCCAGCGATATGAACCCGCAGCTGGGCACAGCGGCGGAGATGTTTGCCAAGATCACGGCGGCGATCCAGAGCGGGCGTGCGACCAGCCTGGCGCAGATCGGCATCGCGGTCAAGACCAGCGAGGTGTATGGCGAGTACGGCGCGGCGGTCGATAAAACCGGGGCGGCGCTGAGCAAAGAGCAACAGCAACAGGCATTGCTGAATGCGGTGCTGGAGAAGGGCGCGACGGTGGTAGCGCAGGCGGCGGGCGTCAACGATCAGGCGGCGGACAGCATCGACCGGATGAATGTGGCGCTGACGGATGCCGGGAATTCGGTCAAGGCCGTCTTTGCCCCTGGCATTGCCCAGGCAGCCAATTCGGTCACGATTTTATTGACCAGCACCGAGAAGATCAATGCGGCGCTGGCGCAGCATAACGCCGATGTGTCCAAGACAGCCGGATCGTATCAGGAATATATCAGCGAGATGAAACGGGCGGCGGCGGCGGCGGGTCAAACGGTGATCTCCAGCGATGCCCAGCGTATTGCGCTTGGGAATACCCGTGCGATGGTCGGCCCGCTGGCGTCCAGTTTCCAGGTATTGAGTGCGGCGGAATTCGACACATTACAATCTGCCGAAGGGATCACGAACGCTCATCAAGCGATGCAACCCGCCATGGACGCCGCCAAGACCGGAGCAGAAGGTCTGGCGGAAGCCTTGCCAAAAGTCAAAGCGATGCAAGCGGCGGAAGAAATTCGATCTGCTGCAGCGGCGGCGCATGCGCTGGCAGTGGGGCAACTGGCGGCTGCTGTGG